GCTCGTAAAAGAGAAAAAGAATTTATAAAAAAACACGGCGACTTTGGAAGATCATATCATTCAACACCACTAACAGTTGACAATGATTTTTTAGATTTTAGAAATTATATTGGTCAAAAGTCTTGGGAATATTTAGATCACCAAGGTTATGATATGCAAAAATACACAACTATGTTTTCTGAATTGTGGGTACAAGAGTTTGCTAAAAAAGGTGGTGGTCATCACTCAGCACACATTCATTGGAATCAACACGTATCAGGTTTTTATTTTTTAAAGTGTAGTGATAAAACTTCTTTTCCAATATTTCACGAACCAAAAACTGGCGCAAGAACAACTAAATTACATATGAAACCAGACATAAAAGGTGTATGGCCAGGTCACGAACAATTTCACCTTAAACCAAAACCAGGAACATTAATTATATTTCCAGGTTATTTAGAACACGAGTATGCAGTGGACTTTGGTATTGAACCATTTAGATTTATACATTGGAATATACAAGCAGTGCCAAAAGAAATGGCTAAAGATGTCGTTTAAAAAAAATAAATACACAGTTATTAAACAAGCTATATCAAAAGACCTAGCAGCTTTTATTGCAAATTATTTTTTAATGCAGAAACAAGTTTATGATACTTGTAGACAAGCAAGATATATATCACCCTTTGAAAACATTATTGGATATTATGAAGGAGAGAATGAACAGATACCAAACACATACTCTCAATATGCTAATATGGCTATGGAAACTTTATTACTTAAATGTCAACCAGGTATGGAAAAAGCAACAGGTTTAAAATTATATCCTGCATATACTTATGCAAGAATTTATAAAAAAGGTGATGAACTCAAAAGACATAAAGATAGATTTAGTTGTGAGATATCAACTACGATGAATCTTGCTGGTGATAACTGGCCAATATATTTAGAGCCATCTGGCGAGACTGGTAAAAAAGGCGTTAAAGTAGATTTAAAACAAGGTGATATGTTAGTTTATTCTGGCTGTGAGCTAGAGCATTGGAGAGAAAAATTCAAAGGCAAAGAATGCGTACAAGTTTTTCTGCATTATAATAATCGTAAAACACCTGGATCGAAAGACAACATGTTTGACAAACGTCCACATTTAGGTCTTCCTTCTTGGTTTAAACGATGATATAATTCTTAGATGGAGGCAGGGCACCACCACATACCCCCTGTCTCCTTTTAAGGAATTTTTATGAGTTTAGGATTTGACGCAATATCAGCATTACCATTTGCTACATCAGGACCCGATTCAGATGTATCAATAGCCGTAACAGGTAATTCGCTTACAATCACTATAGGTAGTGTAGGTATTATTGCAGACGCTGTAACAGAAAATTTAACAGCAAATCAAGTTACATTAGGCACAGGTAGTTTAACTATTACTGCTGATGCTAATCATACACTTACAGGAAGTGCAGTCTCTTTAGGATTAGGTACTATTGTAGTTACTGCAGACGCTAATGTTTCTCCTACTGGAAACTCGTTGACCTTGGCTACAGGAAATGTTACAATAACTGGTGAAGCAAATGTATTACCAACAGGCAATGCTTTATCATTGGATACAGTAGAGCCAGGAGTTATTACGTGGAACGATATAATACCAGGAGCAACAATGGTTTGGACACCAATAAAACCGTACTAATATGGCATCAACTTATTCAACAGATTTATCAATAGAACTTGTAGCAACCGGTGAAAAAGCTGGTCTATGGGGAGCAATTACAAATACTAATTTACAATTATTACAAACAGCATCTTCAGGTTATGTAGAAGTAACTTTAAGCACTGGCACAACTACATTAAGTTTGGCTGACGGATCGTCAAGCGCAAACGGTAAAAATCTTTATATTAAATTAACAGGAACTTTATCAGGCAACGCTAGTTTGGCTATGCCTGCAACTACATCAGGTGGTAATGCAAATAGAGTATTTTTTGTAGAAGACGGCACAACTAGAGGCGGAGCTGCAGATAGTTATACTGTAACTTTATTAACTACAGGTCAAAGTGCATCTACACAAGTTCCTCTTCCAGAAGGTGCAACAGCTTTAGTTTATTCTAGAGGTAGTGTACCAGCAACAACATTAGGTATGTTACAAAAAGGAATGACTTCTGCAAGTAAAGTTGCATACACAGCAGTCGCTGGAGATCAAATTGTAGTAGATACAGTTGCTAACCCAGTAACAATTACACTTCCTGCATCACCCGCAGTTGGAGATGAAGTAACAATTATGGATGGTTCAGCATCAAATGGTTTTGCAACAAACAATTGTATCATAGATAGAAATAGTTCTAATATAGAAGGTAATGCTGCTAACGATACTCTTGCTACTAATAATCAATGTGTAACGTTAATATACGCTAACGCTGCAAAAGGTTGGCTGTATAAATCTACTAATCAATAGGAGCTAAAAAGATGGCTCTGACTCAAATCAAATTCGCACCAGGAGTTGATAAACAAGACACAAGTGTTGGCGCTATAGGTCGTTGGGTTGATTCTGATAATGTAAGATGGAGATATGGATTACCAGAAAAAGTTGGTGGTTGGCAATCTTTATTACAAGATTCTATTGTAGGTGTAGTTAGAAAACAACACGCTTTTGTAGATACAGAAGGTAATAGATATATTGGAATAGGCACAGATAAATTTTTACTTTTATTTTTTGAAGGACAGCTTTTTGATATTACTCCTGTAAAAACTACAATTACCGGAGCTACTTTTACTTTTAATGGTAGCACTACAATTACTATTACAACATCTGCTGCTCATGGATTAAGTGAAGGTGATATTATACAATTAAACTCTGTAACTTTACCTGGAGGAACAGGTTTAAATGCATCAGATTTTGAAGATAAAACTTTTCAAATTATTACAACACCTACAGCAACTACTTTTACTATAACTTTTACAAGTTCTGGATCTTCAGCTTCTGGTGGAAGTACAAGTATTATTCCATACGAACCTGTTGGGCCTGCAGCTCAAACTTATGGTTATGGTTTTGGTATTAGTCAATATGGTGGTACAGTGCAAGGAGCACAAACAACAACTTTAAACGGAGCTTTGCTCGCGGATACTGCTGGTACAGGAGGATCG